CTATTGAAAAACAAGAAATAGCTAATGAAGCAAGAGAACGATTAGCTATGATGAAACCAAGAGGTAATTAATTATGGCATTTCCAATATTAGGTGCACTTAAACTTGCAATGAACGCTGGTTCGCACATTTATAAAAAGAAAAAAGAAACTCAGATGATGATGGCTAATGCACAAGCAAAACATGCAGAAAAAATGGCGAACGGGGAATTAGAATACTCCGGCAAGTTGTTAGAGGCTCGTCAATCGGACTGGAAAGACGAGTTCGTTTTGATCGTGCTAACGCTGCCAATTTTAGTGATTGCGTACGGGGTCTTCTCGGACGATCCGGGCGCTTCTGCCAAAATAAAAGAGTTCTTCGATCAATTCCAGCAGCTCCCATCGTGGTTTACAAATTTATGGATACTTGTCGTGGCGAGCATATATGGTATAAAGGGAACACAAATATTTAAGGGAGGAAAAAAATAATGTTAAAAAATCCAGGTAAAGCAGACTTAGATAACGATGGTAAACTAAGTGGCTACGAAAAGAAAAGAGGAATGGCGATAGAAAAATCTATGGCAAAACAAGATAAAGGCACTCCGATGAAAGATGAGAAATCAAAGTTCATGGGTGGTGGTATAGCTTACGCTGGTGGCGGAAGAGCTATGAAAAGAAAAGGTGGTAAAGTATAGTGCCAGGAAAAGAAATTAAAGGTAGAAGTAAAATTGCAAAATACAAAGCAGGTGGCAGAGTTAAAAGAGCTGGCGGTGGTCCGGGTCTTTATGCAAACATAGCAGCCAAGAAAAAAAGAATCGCTGCTGGTTCAGGTGAGAAAATGAGAAAAGCTGGATCTAAAGGTGCACCAACTGCAGCAAACTTTGCAAGAGCAAAGCAAACGGCGAGATCATAATGGCAAAACTTTGTGCAAAAGGAAAAGCAGCTGCCAAGAGAAAATTCAAAGTGTACCCTTCGGCGTACGCTAACATGTATGCATCAGGAGTTTGTTCTGGAAAAATTACACCAGGTGGTAAAAAAGGTAGTCGTAAAAAAGCTGCTAATGGTGGTTTGATGGCAGGCATGGCTAGAAAGAGAAGAGCTGGTTGTGCGTAGTCATTTTGCAGAAGGTGGATTAAGAAAATGGGTAAAAGAAAAATGGGTAGACATTGGAGCACCAAAGAAGGATGGCAAGTATCAACCATGTGGACGGAGCAAGGGTTCGAAGCGAAAATATCCGAAATGCGTCCCACTTGCAAAAGCCACACAAATGACAAAGTCGCAAAAGGCGAGTGCTGTCAAACGAAAACGAGCTGCGGGGAATCCGGGCGGGAAACCAACTAACGTAAAGACATTTGCATAATGAATTTAGAAAAAGATTTACAAAGATTAAAAAAAGAAAAAGCATTAAAAGAATCTGCTATTGCTCAACTTAGAAAAAGAAGTAAAGATTCTAATGCTAGACCTAGAGCAGAAAAAAACATATTATCTAACAATCCAAATTTACAAAGAATATAATGGCAACTAGAAGAGAGAACCCTATAAGAAAAACTACTACAGGTAAGGGTGCAAACTATAGACCAACAAAATCTGGAGCTGGAATGACAGCAAAAGGTGTAAGAGCTTACAGGGCAGCAAACCCTGGAAGTAAATTAAAAACAGCCGTGACTGGAAAAGTGAAGCCAGGATCAAAAGCTGCTAATCGTAGAAAATCATACTGCGCTAGATCACTAGGACAATTAAAAAGGTCATCAGCAAAAACTCGTAACGATCCTAACTCACGAATAAGACAAGCACGGAGAAGATGGAAATGTTAAATGAGAACAGCAATAATAGATGCTCTTGAAGCTAGATACGAAGCACAAGTAGCAGAAGCACACGCAACAATAAAAATCTATTTAGAAAATCCTGTTGGTATTGGAGAACATCCACAACACATTGACGAAGTAGATAAGCAGTTACAAAAAATCGCTGAAGCAGATGAGAAGTTAAAAGCTTTACAAGATTTTAGATTAGAAAGGACAGAAATGTAATGGAAGATGGATTAACCATAGTATCAAAAATGCAAAAACTAATGAGAGACAACTTACAAAAAGTTGGCGACATTCTAATAAGTGGTGGTGTTGACAATATGGAAAAATATCAGTATATGTTAGGACAAGCAAGAACATACCAACTAATGTTACAGGAAATCTCTAACCTGCTAGACAATAAGGAGCAAAAAGATGAGCAAGGAACCGTTATCGACCTCAACAGAAGAGGTCCCAAAACTTAAGACAGCTTTATTAGATAAAATACAAGCTGAAAAAAAACCAGAAAAAGATTTATCAAAAACTGAAGATAGTAAGTTGCCAGAACCGACAGGCTGGAGACTTTTAGTTTTACCTTTTAAAATGAGAGAGAAAACTAAAGGTGGCTTATATTTAGGACAAGAAACTTTAGAACGACAACAAGTTGGATCTAATTGTGGAATGGTTTTAAAAATGGGCCCGCATTGTTATGATAAAGAAAGATATCCAGAAGGACCTTGGTGTAAAAAAGGTGACTGGGTTATCTTTGCAAGATATGCTGGATCAAGAATACAGATAGATGGTGGGGAAGTTAGACTGCTAAATGACGATGAGATTTTAGCAACCATTGAAAACCCTGAAGATATATTTCATCAATATTAAAACATAGAAGGAGTAAACTATGCCAGAAGAAGAAAAGAAAAATGAACCCATGGTTGACATAGATACTTCCGGACCGGAAGTTGAAGTTAATCTTGAAGAAGAAACAAAACAAGAAGAACCAAAGGAAACTATAAAAGTTGAAGAGACAGAACCTAAACAAGAAATAGAAGTTAAAGAAGAAACAAAAGAAACAGAAGTTAAAGAAGAAACAGAAGATAAGAAAAAAGAATTAGAAGAATATAGTGATGGAGTGCAAAAAAGAATTGCAAAGCTAACTAAAAAATGGCGTGAAGCAGAACGTCAAAAAGAGGCTGCTGTAGAGTGGGCTCAAAAAGTTAAAGCTGAACAAGAAAGTTTGCAGTCTAGATTAAAAACTATAGAACCTAACTATGTAAATGCAATGGAAGGCAGAGTAATATCTGGCTTACAAGCTGCTCAAGCACAATTAATAAAAGCAAGAGAAGCAGGCGATGTAGGTGCTGAAGTTGAAGCACAGAAAATGATTGCAAGACTAGGTGTAGAAGAAGCAAGAGTTGCTAATTTAAAGAAGAAATCGGAAGCACAAGTTAGAACACCTGTTCAAACTCCTACTTTAGATCAAGCAATTGCACCTCAAAACACAGTATCAGATCCTAAAGCAGAAGAATGGGCAGAGAAAAACCCATGGTTTGGATCAGATAGTGCAATGACTTACACTGCATTTGATTTACATAAAAAACTAACCGAGGAAGAAGGGTTTGATGCACAATCTGATGAGTATTACAAAGAGATTGATAGACGTATGAAGCTTGACTTTCCGCATAAATTTGGTAATACTGAATCAACGGTAACGACTAAGCCTACACAAACAGTAGCTTCAGCAAAGCGAAGTGTGAATTCTAAGTCGCAGAAAACAGTGAGACTCACGCCGTCTCAAGTAACAATTGCTAAAAAATTAGGTGTGCCACTAGAACTTTATGCGAAACAATTAAATATCACGAAGGAGAGATAAGCATATGACAGATAAAAAAATAGACTCCCGTGCGAGCCAAACAAAAGTTAAAGAACAGAAAAAAGTTTGGACTCCACCATCATCTTTAGATGCCCCACCCGCACCAGATGGTTTTAAACACAGGTGGATAAGAGCTGAGTCGATGGGTTTTGATGATTCATCAAATATGTCGGCAAAGTTAAGATCAGGATTTGAATTAGTTAGATCTGATGAATATTCTGATGTAGATTATCCAACTATTAACGACGGGAAATACAAAGGGGTTATCGGAGTTGGCGGCCTTTTGCTGGCAAGGATACCTAACGAAATTGTTAAGTCGCGCGAAGAGTATTTTAAACAACAAACTCAAGACCGAAATGACGCGATCGAAAACGATTTAATGAAGGAACAGCATCCAAGTATGCCGATCAATAATGATCGACAGACTCGTGTAACCTTCGGTGGTACGAAGAAAAGTTAATTTTTTAACAATTCTTACCAACGGATAAATTAAATCGTACTGGAGGCCTTTCGAGGCAGGTACATAAGGAGATAAAACTATGGCTAACAAAGACGCAGCGTTCGGTTTCAAACCTACAAGACATCTTACTGGTGGACAAATCAGAGCGGAAGAATACGCGATAGCGGCTAACTACGGAACAGCAATTTATTCTGGACAAGTAGTTGAAGCAGTAGCGGGTGGCGGTATTGAAGCAGCAGCAGCTGGAGACACTCAACAAGCGGGTGTATTCGGTGGTGTGTTCTATACTGACCCAACAACAAGCAAACCTACATTTAAGCCTTTTTACGCAGCAAGCACAAATGCTTCTGATTTAAAAGCTACAGTGTATGCGGATCCATATATCGTGTACGAAGCACAACATGATGGTACAGGAACAGCAGCGATGAACAATTCTGCTTTTGATTTTGCAGGAGTAGGCGGAAGCACTACTACTGGTCAATCAACTTCAGAAATTGGTACATCTACTTCTGGAACATCAGGTGGTTTCAAACAGATCGGTATATCAAAAGATCCGGAAAATAGTGATACTTCATCAGCAAATGCGAATGCATACGTTGTATTCAATACTGGTGAACATATCTTTAAATTAACAACAGGCGTATAATTTTAGAATAGGAGATAAATTATGGCAATATCAAGATCACAACTCGTAAAAGAGTTAGAGCCAGGATTGAATGCACTATTCGGCCTGGAATACAAAAACTATGCAGATGAGCATGCAGAAATTTTCGACGTAGAAAATTCTGACAGAGCTTTTGAAGAAGAAGTGATGTTATCTGGTTTCGCAAATGCTTCAGTTAAACCTGAAGGATCAAGCGTTAACTACGATACAGCACAGGAATCTTTCACTGCTAGATACACTCATGAAACGCTTGCTTTAGCGTTCTCAATCACTGAAGAAGCGATTGAAGATAACTTGTATGATAGACTTGCGTCTAGATATACAAAAGCATTAGCTAGATCAATGGCAAATGCTAAACAAGTTAAAGCAGCAAATGTATTAAACAATGCATTTGATTCAAGCTTCACAGGTGGTGACGGCGTAGAACTTTGTTCTGCAGTTCACCCGATTGTAGCTGGAACGTTCAAAAATGAGTTGTCAACTGCAGCTGACCTTAACGAAACTTCGTTAGAGCAAGCTCTTATTGACATCGCAGCAATGACTGATGAAAGAGGTCTAAAAATTGCAGCGAAAGGAGTTAAAATGATAATTCCTTCAGCGCTTCAATTTACTGCTGAGAGATTGATGAAATCTCAAGGTAGAGTTGGAACTGCAGATAATGACATCAACGCAGTTGGTAGCATGGGAATGATCCCACAAGGTTACGTAGTAAACCACTACTTAACTGATACTGATGCGTTCTTCATTAAGACTGATGTTCCTAACGGATTAAAAATGTTCGTTAGAGCACCAATCAAAACTGCAATGGAAGGCGACTTCGAAACTGGAAACGTTAGATACAAAGCTAGAGAGAGATATTCTTTTGGATTCTCAGACCCTAGAGGTATCTTCGGATCACCAGGAGCATAATCATAATAATTTTGTGGCCGGACACAGTTCGGCCACATTGTAATAAGAAAGTAGAAATATGAAAAAATTCCTAATAACTATCTGGGCCTATGATCATCATGCAAAATTTGAAGTTTTGTCTGAAGATAATGCTAATTCTCTAGAACAATCGATCCTTGACAAATTGGGAGAAAAGAGTATAAATTGGGAATATCTTGGTATATCATATGATAACCGAGTAAACAGAATAACCTATGAGGAGGTTGTTGATGATACAAGACCTATACAAACAAAAAAGGTCCTTGGAGTTGAAGTGGGAACAGGAGCATATTGACAATAATAGATATACTCTTGAAATGGTCAGAATTGATGACAAAGTTAAACAAGTCATCACAGAGATCAAGCTGGAAGAAGCAGCTATTGCTCACAGACAGAATAGCGTTGAAGGCGCTGCTCCACAAGTTTCTGTAGCTACTTAATCAAAAGCTACATCGTTGGAAAAATCCAATCCACATTACAGGCTCTCTTGCACTCTACTAAAAACTGTTGTATAAAAAGCACACTATACAATTTAAAATAAGTTAAATGTAGACGCGTATAGTCGACATTCCCTAGGGACTACATTTAAGATATCTAGGAGGATATTAATATGGCTAACACAACTTTTACAGGTCCGGTACGATCTGAAAGCACACTTAAAACAATAAGTAAAAACTCTAGCACTGGAGCAATTACTGAAGTCATCACTATGGGTGATGGACCCGTTGCATTAGGAGATGAAAATAAAACTCTTGATAACGCAACACATAGTGGCAGAACTCTTGTAGTTCCTGCACTTGCAGCTAACAGAACAATTACATTACCAGCACCCGTTGCTGGTGCACACTTTAAATTTATTTATGGTGGCGCTGCAGAAGAAGCAGAAAATCTAATTATATTAACACCAGGAAATACTAATTTCTTTATTGGTGGAATTATTCATTTAGATTCTAATGCTGATAACGTATCTGTTTATTCTGACGGAAACTCTAACTCAAGTCTAACTCTTACAGACTTTGGTTTATTTGAAATTAATATTTTGGCTAAAGATAGCACAAACTATTACATTTGGGGTCAAGCAGAAGGTGCAGACGTACCTGCATTTGCAGA